CCATTTTAGTATCATAGACAGTATATTCAGATCCTCTTTTTAATCCTTTAACAATGTTAGCCTTTCTGGTTACATAACCTGCATCAATCAGCTTCTTTAATATTGTATAAACCTTAGTCTTACCCCATCCAAAACGCTTGCCCAGAAACTCAGCCTGTATCTTCCAATTACTAGGCTTGCCAATCAAATAAGTTAACATACCTAAACACTCACAGCTTAGATCTTTATCTTCCATAATAGCGTTAGGAATAACAGTGTAATCAGTCGTATGTTTGGAGCGTTTAATCATATCCAGTTAACCTTACTGGTGTAGCTAACATTGTATAAGTTCCACACAAACCATGCGTAGGCAGTTGTGCCAGTACCTTTTATATCCTGATCACCGCGCCAGATTGTCAATCTTCTGGAAAAGACATAAACATTTGTTGGCGGATGTTTTACAAATATATTTTCTTTTCTCCAAATACCTTCCAGAAAAGCAAGCCTTAATAAAAACGCAAACTTTCTGGGTTTTAATTCTATTGCTTTTAAAACAAAATCATTTGCCAATTTAAAAGGTGGGTTTGTAATAATATCGCAATTAGTAAAAGGTAACTCTTTAAATTTTAAAAAATCCTGATTGCTTTCACCATAATCATAATCAAATAAATCAGTGTTATATGTTTTATAATTATGTTTCTCTAATACTTTGCTGATTGATCCATCACCACTTGCACACTCCCAAACAATAGGCGCAAACATTTCACGCGCTAACAATGCCTGAGTAGCTATTTCTGGTGTTGGGTAATAATCCTGCTTATGCCTGCTCATTATCTGCCCTCTCACCGCTACAGCATTCACTGACCACAACCTTGCAGGTTATGCACTGATAATGTCCATGAACATTAACCACAGTTAAAGCGGTCTTACAAAGCGGACAAAATTCTAATTTTTTAACTGTTTCTGTTTCAGAATTTTCCATAAATCTTCAATGTTATTTAAAAACTTTTCTTCTAAACCCCATGTTTTTCCATGACCTAAATCGACTTCTTTAGATTTAAATTTAAAATCAACGCGACTACACCATCCAACAACCTCAATTTGCTTGCCTTTCTGCCTGCAAAAAACAGCAACATCAGATCTAAATTTATCTAAATTCCTAAACAAAAGCATTCTGGCATTCTCAAATCCTGTCTTTACATCTATTGAGCAATCACCAAAAAACATATCAACACCATCATCATGCCCAATAGCGTTGGCAGTCCAATCTAGATCAAACATCTTAGCGACAGCCATTTCTCCGCGCACTCCAAGCAAATCCAGATCAGATCTGTTAACAACCTTCTGATTATTTAAGCCTGCATATCTGGCAAAAGAAGTTCTGGCATTGCCTGCTTGCGCACAAAGACTTTCTTCTGATCTGGATAAATTAACAATCACTTTTGATTTGCTAGTAGTTCAAAAAAATCATCTAAATCAATCAGGATAAGTTCGGACTGCCTGTCAGCTTTAATAACAAGCGCATCGTTATCACCTTTCCACTTGTAAAGATTTTTAAAACCATCCGCCCTGCATTTTACTTCCATAACCCATTCATCAGCACCTTTTTTAGATGAAACAATTACGTCACCTTTAATGCTACCACCGCCACTAAGCGGAATGCGTATTGCGTGTAATCCATGAATATCAGCTTTCTTTCTGATATTATTCTCAGTGCGGTAGCCTTTATCTCTACTGAACTTTCCCATCATACCAATCCACTGCTTGCACTTTGTGATTTGTAAGCCTTTGAATAATTGCTATCTTGTCACCTCTGGGATAACCTAAACCGCTATACCATTTCCAGAATGCAACATCAGAAACTACTATTCCTTTTTCAGCCAACATCTCTTTAAAAAAGTCTTTTGTGATCTGTTCTTCTTCTAAATATTCTTTTAATTTCATCGCTAACCTCTAATTACGCATAAACTAGAAGTTAATAAATGTGTTGTCAAACAATTTTGAATAATATATGCTTCTATTAACTTATAGTTAAAACAAATAAATGGGAGTAACTATGTTTAAAATATTAAAAAGATCTCCAATCGGTGGACTTGGTACAAGCCAAAGGACTGGTTGGGGTTTATACTTTAAGAATAAATATGATTATAGAAATAGAATATTTAGCAGAATTGTTAAGGTTGTTTGTGGCAATCAATGGGGGTTGCAAGATAGATATGGTTTAGGCATGAAGCCAAGAACAGTGTGTAGCAATACTAGGGCAATTCAAAATAATATAATTATGAACCCCAATAATGCACCGCCTAAATTAAATCACAAATTAAGTATGATTTATTTATGGTCATGGATCTGGATAGAAGGCAGAGTTCGGTACAGTGTATTCAGCATTCCATATATTTTAAGATGGTTTAAATACCAAAGTTTTTTGACGCATTTAAAGAGGGGAATAATAAAATGGATTATCCAAACAAATTGTATACATTACGAAACAGTTTGAGAAAAAGCCAAGAGGATATGGCAGAATTGTTAAATATATCACAATCTGAATATTCAAGATTAGAGAAAGGTAAAAGACGATTAGGCGTTCATGAAATGCCTTTAAAAAAATATTTTATAGATAATAATATAATGTCTGATGCCGATAGTTTAGTAGAAACAGCTACTGCAAATATTATGGGTAGTACCTATAACGATAAACATTTTGATAATGCATATGAAAATGGAAATAAAATGTTGCCTGTTTATGGTACACCTTTATTGAGCGGTGGTATTAAATGGACTGAGGAAGCTGTTAATATGATTGATAGAGTGCCATCACTAAAAGACAATGCCCAAGCATATGTTGCCTGTGTATCAGGTGATGATATGAAGCCTAGACTGTTTAGGGGGTATAAAGTAATTTTAGATCCGACTTCAACACCAAATCCAGAATCATTAGTGTTAGTTGAGTTTAAATCAGAAAAAAATGTAAGATATTTTAGAGAGTTTGTTAGAAGTGATTCTGATAAAATTGTTCTAAAAAAATATAATCCAGAAGTGGAAAATGAGTATAAACACTCTGATATAACTAAAATTCACAATGTTTTTGGGTTAAGAACATAAAAAAAAATAATTAGGGGTTTACATTATGCGTGTTTACCCCTAATACTACTCGCATGAATACACATAATTATGCGAATGAGATTAAAACAGATGATACAGAAACAGTTTATGTTCCTGAGTATCTCAAAAATTTTCAACTATCAACGAAGTCTTTAGAAGAACGCCAGAGCAAAATAGGTGGATCTGAGATTTGCGTATTAGCAGGCGGTGATGAAGAAAGGCAAGATAAATTATATGCTTTAAAAGCAGGGCATATAAAGCCTGATGATTTGTCTACAGTCTGGGCAGTTGTATCTGGTTGCGCTACAGAAGATTTAAATCTGGCATGGTTTGAGTATAAAAATCAGGTTGAAGTTGTTAATCAGCAAATGGTTTTAACTTCTAAAAAATATGATTTTATGCGTTGCACATTAGATGGCAGTATAAACAATTACAAAAATCGTCAGGCTGTTATAGATGCTAAGTTTACTCTGGGTTATAAAAAAGCTGATGAAGAATATTCAGATGTAATTCCAAGATTAATTAAATACTATACTCCACAGCTTTATTGGAATGCTTACCTATTAGAAGAACATACTAATAGATCAGTGCCTTATGGCATTCTAAGCATACTCAGGGGCGGTAATGAGCCATCATTCCACGAAGTTAAGATAGATAAAGATTACCAGTTAGAGTTAATTAATATAGCTAAAGATTTTATGCATTGCGTAAAGAATAGCTTACCATACAACATTCCAGATTTTGTAGAACCGCCAGTGCCTGTTCAAGATAAAGTGCCTGTAGATATGACTACAGTAAAATCTAAATTAAATTGGAAAAGACACGCGGACACATGGTTACAAACTTATGGTGCAAGACAATCCTGTTTAGAAGCTGAAAAAGCATTAAAAGATTTAGTGCCAAAAACTGCATCAATTGCATTTGGTGATGGCATAAAAATATCAGTAAGTAAAAATAATAGAAAAAAGATAGAGGTGTTAAATGACTGAGGTAGGTCAAGTATATAAAGCGTTAATAGAATTTAAAAGCCAGATGCCAAAAGTAGAAAAAAGTGGCGTAAATAAAGCATTTGGTACTGGCAATAAATATTCAACACTAGAGGATGTTTTAAAGGTTGTGCAGGGGTTGCATGAATTTAATTTGTTTTTAGATCAAAGAAATATAATTGATAAAGAAGTTGATTTCCCATTGTTAATTACAAGAGTTGTTCATGTAGATGGAAGTTCTACAGAAGCATCTGTAACACCCATTTATATGGATACAAAAAATACTCCAATGCAAAGATTTGGCAGTGCTGACACTTACGCCAGACGTTATGCATTAATAAAAATATTTGGCATTGCTGACATAGATAATGATGGCAATGAACTAAAGAATACTTCATCTGATGGCAATTCCCTCTCACCGCATAGCCAGAAGAAGAAGGAAGCATCATCACCAGATTCCTCCATTTCTGGTGATGGTGACTTAACTTTAGATAGTGAATTAGCATTGGCTAATGATCTAGATTCTTTAAATAAAATTTTTAAAAGACTAGATAAAAACGAGATGAAAAACACAGATATAATCTCAAAATTTAGCAAACGTAAAGCTGAACTAAAAGGAGCAACAGCATGAGTGAAAAACCATTAATAAAATATGGCAAGGATAATAATACAGTAACTATTAACAATAATGATCGCAGGGAAGAAGATTGGCATGATCATAGGCGCGGTAGGTTAAATGTTAATGGCGTTATGTATTACATCAACCTTAAAAATATGAATGCTGAAGATTGGATTGCAGGTAAAATTGTAAAAATGCCTGATGATAAAGCAAAAGAATGGCTTGAAGGCACTCCTGCCGAAACAGAAAAAAAAACTGAAGTAAAAGATCAAAAAAAGAAAGAGGAAGATCTAGATGATGAAATCCCCTTCTAAAAGAATTAAAGAGCGTAAAGATGGTAAGACTATTAGCAATCAAGATGCTAATTCAACACCTAACCAGAACCTGCGTATCAATAAGCATTACATATTATCTGAGCCAGAAATTAGAGCATTAAACGCTATTTATAAACCTGATTCAGATACTGATGCAATTGCCTATGGTGAGCCAATTGATAAAAAGATCTTTAATAAACTCTGGATTAAAGGTCTTGTAAGGACTGAAACAAGTTGCCTAGCACCTTTGTTAACTGATTATGGTGTTGAACGTCTTAAATGGTCTAGAAATGAACTTGATGCAGAACCTGATGATGTACGTTTTGCAAAAGATCCGAAAGTAAGAAATGACAAATGATAATGTAAATAATCCAAGTCATTACACTCAAAGCGCGGTGGAATGTATAGAAGCAATTAAATCAGCTACAGGTAATGGCTTTGCAGATTATTGTCAGGGAAATATCATTAAATATGTTTGGCGTTACAAGCAAAAGAATGGTGTTGAAGATCTAAAAAAAAGCCAGTGGTATTTAAAAGCATTAATTAATTATGAAGAAGAAAAAATGGGCAAAAACAAGATCAACAGCAACACCGCAGTGGGGTAAATGTGAAGAATGTGGCAAAGACTTTATCTGGGGTAATGGCGCAGTTACAATCTACCTTCATGGAGATATGTCGAAGTGTTGGGAATTATGTTCCAACGATTGTGTCGATAAAACAAGCGCAAGACTTAAAGAACTGGAACAGATCTGGGATGCCCTTTGATTTAATACCAGAAGCACAAAAGCAAAAGAAAGATTATACAAAGTTAGCTAATCAATTAAAGGTAAATGAGTTTATAGCACTAACGCCAGATAATGTAATTAAGTCTAATGTACAGTTACAAGGCAGGGCAAGATATGTGCAAAGATTGCTTAGAAAAAATGGCAAAATATCTAGTTATAGAAAAATAACAGAAAATGAATATAGAGTTTACAGGATTAAATAATGCAATTAACAGTTAAAGAGTTAGGTGAGAGATGGTCTATATCTGCTAGGACAATACAGCGCAGATGTAAATCAGGGGTAATACAATCTTTTAACGCAGGAACAGAATCAAAACCTCTTTACCGAATACCCATTGATTTTGTTCTGGCAAGTGAGAGGAATGGACAATGCATAAATTTAAATTGTACCAACGTAAAAAAGGTAAGCAAAAGAATTGGCTTGTTACATGGACAGATCCGCAGGGCAAATCAAAGACAGTATCAACTGGAACGCAAGACGAATTAATAGCTGAAAAGTTTTTAACTGCTTTTAAATCTGCTCATGTTCTAGAAAATGAAATATCTTGCGGTTTGATAATTGGCAAATATTGTTTTGACTTACATAAAAGACAAGCCACATTACAAAACAAAAGAAAAACATTATCACATGAAAAGATATTATTAAAATATTTTGAAAATGCTAATCCTTACGACTTAGAGGAAGCAGTTGATAATTTTACTACTCAAAGGCAAATAGAAGGAATAAGCCAGAATGGTATTGCCAGAGATTTGTCTGTATTAAAAGCATCTTTAAATTGGGCGGTAAGCAAAAAAAGTGGCAGGCTATTAAAACAAATGCCTTACAACGTAGAAGTAGAAAAAGAAGATAATCCAAGACTAAGATGGTTAGAAAATTTTGAAGAAGAACTTTTACTTAATGCTTTAAAAGATGAACCGCTTTATGTAAAATTAACTTTTGGTCTGGCTTTAACTACAGCGCAAAGACTTGGAGCAATTCTTGATATTAAAAAAGGCGGTGTAAGATTTGAAAGTAATAAAATTGATTTTAACTATGGTAAGCCTAAAGGTAAATTAAAAGGCAGATCTATTTGTGAAATTCAAGATTTTATTGCTAAAGAATTAAAAGAAGCATATTTAAGTAGCCAAAGCGGTTATATTGTAGAAAAAAATGGTAAGCCTGTAACAAACTTTTATAATGATTTTTTAAGAGTTAGAAATAAATCTGGTATAGAAGATTTTAGATTCCATGATTTAAGAACTACATGGGCATCTAGAGCATTGCAAAATGGTGTACCTATGATTGAAATAAGTTATCAGCTTGCACACTCTTCTATTAAAATTACTGAAAAACATTATGCTAAATTACCGCAAGCAACTAGACCACACGCAACAGCATTTACTGACAACTTTTATAAAGGAAAGTCGCTTTAGTCGCGCCTGTCGTTAGTGTCGCAAGTGTCGCAGACAGACCATGATAACCTATTGAAATTAAATACTTTTTCTGCCCCTCCCTCCGCCATGAAAAGATATTAGTTTCAGTGGGTTAACACCCTTTTGACAGATTAAAATCTGTCACCTATTTTTTATAGAATTTTGACACTCCGCGAATGGCAAAACTGCTTGCTATCATTGCGCCTAAACCTGCCTGATAAAACGTAGGCATTTTCTCTAAGGCTTCAAAACCATTAGATACAATTTCCCTGCCCCAATCACCACAAAAGCATAAAATTAATGGCACTGAAAAAAGTACAACTAACCATTCATCTTTCCATGAATTAGCCTGATTTTGAGCCATGATCTTTTCCCAATCTGATTCAGAACTCAAGATCTTTGCTTTAGCTTCAGCTTCAGCTACTTTAATTTGATTCTCACCTTTCTGTTTTGCAACCCTGCCTTCAAGAAAAGTAGTGGCTATTTGTCCTATGACATTTATCGCTTGGAACATAAAAACACCTATTTAATAATAATTTAGAAGTATTTTACAACTTTATGCGCATATTTACAAATAAACACTTGTATTAACTTTAAGTTAATATTATATTATAACTATAAACAACTTGTGAGAGGGTAAACAGATGAACAATACAGATTATATATATAAAAGACCAGATGGTGGCACAACACATTGTTATGGCAAAATAGAAGATGATAGCAACTTTGAACTTGTATGTGCTGATGAAGATTATGATGGCATAGCTGATGACGTAGATGCTGAAGAATTAAATACTTGGAAGAAGGTATGTGATTATCTTTATGAGAATTATCGTAAAGATGTAGAAGAAATAGTTAGCTGTTAGGGAGAAAGTAAATGAGTTTAGATATTAGATTTTTTAAAGAAGAAAGTTCTAAGGAACTTAATATTTATGCAGAAGTACATTATATGGTTATCCTAAAAGAAAATGATAAACCATTTAAACTTTTACCTTACCATATTTCTCAATCGTATCCGACTAGAGGGTATAATGTCGCTAAATATTCAGAAGAAGTTAATGTTGATACAATTCTAAGCACTCCATATATGTTTAGAAATAACGAAGGTAAGCATTTTTGGTTTGCCACTTTAAAAGAAGCTAAGAAATTTATTTATAAACAAGTTCAAAAAGAATATGGGGGAGAAAGTAAATGAGTAAAATAGCTAAATGCAAATTGCCTAAAAATCATAAAGATTATTATTATGGTGATGAAGAAGGTAGGCAGATTTACCCTAACCTTTTTAATCACTTGCTATCAGTTCCTAGAGTTGCAATTCCTAAAGAACCTAGAATTTATAAGGTTGGTGGCTTGCCCTGCACTAAAGGTAATAAAGGTAATATAGATGGATTAAGCCATGAAGAATATCGCGCAAGAGAAAAATCTTACTATCAAAAATTTAAAAGAATATGTGATAAAAATAATCTTGGATTTGAAGTTAACGATTACGACCATCCACAGGGTGAGGTTCATTTTGATAAAGATATAGGGTTATGTTGCTTTGTTACTGGTGAACCACATGGAGATTATACAATCTTTGAAGATTGGGAAGGAATGTATCTTACTGTTAAAGAATATTTTGAGGGAGAAAGTAAATGAATTACAATTTAAAAATATGCAAAACTGATGTTAAAATTTATGACATTAACATTGATATAGATTTTGCTGATTTAAAAAGTTGGGTGGATGATACTCAATATGATTATCAGGAATTTCTTGAAATGAATTTCTTTGATGACGATAAAGGTGAGATTGATAAAAGTAAAATAGATACGTCAGAAGAAGAATTTTATAACCAATTTGTTGACGATTATATAGAAAGTTTAGATGTTGATGTTCTTTTCACAGATAATTGTCAAAATCATTCTGAGTATCAATTAGAAAGTGAAGAATGCCAGTTAATGGAAGTGGGGGCAAGTTAAATGACAAAATTAAGATTTGATATAAATATTGTTTTGGATATTAATGAAGAACAAGCGGAAAAACTGGAACTTTATTATGAAGAAAGAGTTCCAGAATTAACTGTTATCAAAAGATTTGGTAAGGGGGATGGTTCTACAGGTTTTTATTTTAATAAAGAATTTGTAGAAGTTTTAAGACAAAAATATATGTATGAAGTTGAGCAAGAAATTAAATCAATTACCACTTAACTTTATTTGCCCAAAATGCCCCAGACATAACACCCCTTTGTATATTGGCTTTGTGTCTGGCTTTAAAAGAATCAGACCTAGCTGTTTTATTTTTGTCACCGCTTACGCCTTGTTGACCAAATCTAATTAACTTTGTTTGATCACCTGATCTAGCTAAAACCATATGGCTTTTAGTTTTATGATCTGGTGTTTTTTTTGGCTTATTAAATCCTGATAAACCAAACCTTTTTAATCTTGGATCTTTATAACTCATCTTTTACCACCTAATGCACTAAAACCAAAGTATGCTCCAACTAATCCACACATACTAATATACTGTGTCATAAGTATACTTTCCGCGCTTTCTAAGCGGTCTGGGGCTACTAAAGTGACTATTGTGGTAATTCCCATTAAAATTATCAAAACCCATGCCATACGCCTTTTATTTACCTGATAAGCAAGTTTATCTGGAATTAGATCATTTTTGTTATTTTCATCCATATTTTGCCTTTCCGAATCAATCCTTGAATCGATGTTTTTTTAGTTTTTTTAACAAAAAGTTGTTAATTTTAAAATCTTTAAGTTACTGATTTTATTCAATAATTAACTTTAAGTTTACTTTTTACATTAAGTATGTTATAATAAAGTATTGATATTATTAGTTTTATATCAATTGTTATTTGAAATAGTAAATAAATTAAACAATCATAAATGGAGAATGATATGAAAAAATGTTTCGTAATTGTTATTGATAAACAATATACTTCAACAATCTTTGGAAAAAAAGTATTCAAAGATAAGACTTCTGCTTTAAGAGAAGTTGAAAAATTAAAAAGTCAAGGCAAACTAAAAGAAGGCAAAACCATTGATGGCTTTGAAAAAACCATTAAAGTTGTGCAAGATGATATTAAATATATTGAAAGTGTAATATAAAAATTAACCCCTGCTTCGGTGGGGGTTTTTTATTGCTGTCTTTCTCCAGTACGCATTTGCTCAGCTAATTCTTTCGCCCTGCCCTTAACCATTTTTGCCCAACGCGAATCTAACATATTTAAACTTGCCATTTTATAGTTCTTATCTTCAAGATCAGAAATTAATCCCACAAATTTTTTAAAAGTTGGGAAGCCTAAATTAAATACCATATTAATTAAACAATCTTTCCTGACTTCATCTAATTCATTAAACCAATAAAAAGTTTCTAATTCTTTTCTTGAACGCTCAATATCATTTTTTAAAAGATATCTGGCTTCATCTTCTGTTATGCCATTATCGGAAATGTTCCTTCCTGCACCCAAAGTTAATTTGTTTGATGTGCAATAATAAGGTTTTAATTCCATACCTTCATGTCTGATTAATTGATCTGCTAAACTTTCCATTTTAGTTTCTTCCTGTATTTTCTATTGTGAATTATTTTTAAAGTTTCTTTCAGAGTTTCTTCTTCTACATTTTTGTTATCAAAAACTCTCAATGTTTTTCTGGTGGTACGAGTCAGTATATTTTCAACAGGCATATAAAAGCACCGCCTTGCGTAAAGACTAACAAGCATACAAAAATCAAAATCATTAACGTCTGGGATTCTTTTGTTACCGCCAAGACCTAACTGAAACTGGTGGTGTAAATAGTTTTTGGTTTTTCGTAGCAATGCGCCTTTTACTTGCACCCTGTAAAAATGATCATCTTTAAAAGCAAAAATATCGATGCCATCCTGCTGACAAAATGCTGTAGAAAAACCTTGTTCCTCTAATGATGCGCCTGCAATGTATTCTGCAATCCGCCCATTTTTTGTATTGCTAATCACATTATGCTTATTACTATTATAACCGCTAATCCGCCTACAGCGATCACAGAGCCTAAGATAATACTAATGACCATAAAAGTATCATGAAACTCTTCTTTGCGCTTCATACGCTGTCTAAGCAATTCTTTTTCCTGCTCTTTGGCTTGCTGTATTCTTTTAGATCTTTCAGCAATAATCCCTGCCCAAGTGCCATGCCCAAATCTTAAATCAATTAATGTAGATATTTCCTGTATTTGTTCCTGCGCAAGTTTTGCATCAATTATTTCCTGCGCTACTGATTCAACGCCTAGCTGTTTAGATATCGAATGGCGGTTGCTTTTTCTATTTC